CCCAGTCCGCGCACCAATCTCAAAGCCTACAAGCCGCGGTATTGGCTCAGCGCGGACACCAAGAGCAACGTTTCCAGCTACGACCGATGGGAGCTGGTCAATTATTCGCGACAACTATTTGCCCAGATCGACGTCCTCCACACGAGCGTCGATCAGAAAAACAATTGGGCATTTGGAGACGCCTGGGATGCTCACTATTTCGGCGCGAATGAAGCCTGGGGCGAGGAAGCCTCCGTATGGCTCCGCGACGTATGGTTCCCGAACGCAAACGTCCGCGGCCCGCAATACGATTTCAAACGCTCCCTCAAAATCTCCGGCATGTCCTGGGACGTGGACGGCGACGACGCGATGGTTCTAACCGAGACCGCGAACGGATTCCCGCAAGTGGCGTTCTTCCCATCGACCAAGATTGCTTCCGGCGGCGGTGCAATGCGCGGAGGCTCACTCGACCCGAGCAACACCGTGGACGGCGGTCCCTACGACGGGGCCAAAATCTTCGACGGGATAATTTACGACCGCAACTGCCGACCCATCGCGCTTCGCATCGTCGGTGAGGACGGGAAAAGCGCGGACATCAGCACCTACAACGCGGACCTGGCTTACGAACCCACCTGGCACGACCAGGGGCGGGGCATCCCGAAGATAGCGACCTCCCTCTTGCAGTGGATGTCCCTCCAGGACGTTCAGGGTTTCATCCTGGCCGGCGTCAAGCGCGCCTCGCAGGTCGGCCTCCTGATGAAAAACGCCGAAGGCGAGGCGAACGATCCCAACCTGATCACCGAGGAGCTTAAGCCCGGCGAGTCGGAAGGCGGCAAGGCCGTCGCCTACAACGAAATTGAAGGGACCGAGGACTACTACCTCAGTTCGAGCGACGGCGAGGAGATTACGCCGCTGAATTACAAAAACCCTCACCCCAACACCGAGGAGTTCATCCGCCGCGTGACGCAGGGCGCACTCGCTAGCGTCGGCTGGCACCTGGAGCTGATCGACCTTAAGTCCAGCGGCCGCGCTCCATCGCGAATCCTCTGCGACCTGGCCAATCAATCCATCTGGGCGCGCCAGACTACCGGGCACCGCAGGTGGAAGCGGGCGATTGGATACGCCATCGCGAAGGGCATGAAGAACGGCTACATCCCAAAAAACGAGGATGGGGCCGATCCGTATATGTGGGAGCCCGGCCTGCCCAAGCCCCTCCAGGTGGACGCCGGCAACGACGCGCAGGCGGATCGCGAGTCGATGAAGTTGGGCACGACCAACAAGGCGCTTCTCTCGCAGAAAAACCACGGGGTTCACTACCGGGACATTGACCGGCAGCGCGCCCGAGAGTTGCGCGAGACCATCGAGGCCGCGGAGCAACTGAGCGCGGAACACCCCTGGCTCACAAAAGACCGCGCGTTAGAGCTGCTCGAACAGCGCAGCCCAAACCCGATCATGCAGCAGGCGGCCAAGCCGGCGGCAGCGCCAGCGAAAGGCGCAGCGTGAGCATGACTGGAAAATTACTGCGAGTGGAGGAAGGCCCACCGCACAACAGGCTGGCATCAAATCTCCCCGGAACCTATCCAACCTGGAATCTGGTATTGGAGGCGAAGGACGGGAAGGAAGTCCCGATGAGGACTGGCCGCTCCGACTTGGTTCGCCGGGCTCGCAAGTGGGTTGGACTGGAAGTCACCATCTTCCGTGGTGGCAAGGAGGGAATTGTTGGAGGGGTGAGGCTAGGAAAGGTGAGCTTACTTGGACTCCTGGTCTCGATGCTCTTAGCTCTAACCCCGTGCGCTCAAGCCGCCGACGTGACGTTTCACCTGGCCGACTTCGGCGGGGCCGCGCTTGCCTCGAAGAAATTCCAGCTCACGTCCCTGTCCACCCCGCGCACCGCAGACGGCAAAATCATCGCAACCGACTCGCGCACGATCACCACGGACGCATCAGGCGACGTGACGACAAACCTGGTTTACGGCAACTACCGCGTGGATTTGTCGGGCTCCTCCCCGCGCGCGCCGACAACCTCGTTCATCATCCTGGTTCCCGACTCGACGAACGCGGCATCGGCAACGGACCTGATTGCCACGACGTCCACCATCCCCGGCGCATCCGTCGGCTACACTCAGGTTGCGAGCGACGGCCGTTACGTTCGCAAAACAAATTCCTGGAGCGTGAATCAGGTGCTCACCAACGCGACGTTCGGCCCGGACTCAACCAACGCGTTCACCTGGCAGATCGGCAACTCCGGCGACCTGCTCACCACGGACGGACATGGCAACTGGTTCACCGTTGATCGTTTCGTTGTTTCCGGCGGACTCGCGACGGCAGTCCTGAGCCTGAACGGCGACACGAATGAGCTGCAGCTCCTCACCACAGCCGAGAGCGGGAGTGACTTTGCAATCACGACCGCCGGCGGGACGAACCTTTTCAGCCTGCCAATAGCGAGCGCGACCAAGAGCGGCAAACTGTCCGCCGCGAATTATTCCACGTTTTATTCCAAGCAACCCGGCACGACCAACGGGACGAACTGGGCGAACATCGACACGAACATTCTGTCATCCTTCCTCACCAGCGCGCCCGCCGTGACCAACATCGTTGACGCGCAAATCGCGGTCGGCGCAGCCATTCAGGAGTCGAAAATCAGCGGGCTTGTCAGTGACCTGGCGGGCAAGCAGGCGACGAATGCAAATCTTACCGCGTGGGCCGCCCTGGCCACGAGTGCGAAGCAGGACGCCGACGCGGACCTCAGCAACTGGGCTCTGTTCGGGACAAATAATTTCATCAACAGCAACGGTGGCACGGGGACGAACACGACGCTGATCACCCCGACGATTGCGAGCTTCGCGAACGCGAACCACAACCATCAGGACAGCGCGGGCGGCGGGGCTCTCGCGGAGGCGGCTGTCACTGGACTGGTGAGTGACCTTGCCGGAAAACAAGCGAGCCTTGGCTACACTCCGCTAAATGTCGCGAGCAACCTGAGCGACGTGGCGAACGCGGCGACGGCCCGGAGCAACATCGGCGCGGGCACGGGCAACGGCAGCGTGACGAGTGTAGCCCAAACAGTCCCGTCACAATTTCAAGTGACCGGATCGCCTGTAACGGGATCGGGGACATTGGCCATCACGATCACCAATGCAACCGGCACGGCTGATTCGTGCATCGTGCTAAAGAGCAATGCAACGGTGACTGGCTTAACTCTGGCTGGCTCGACGACGAACAGCAGCCTTACCGCCTCGCGCCCGATGAAATCCGACGCGAGCAAAGTGATGGTTAGCGGGCAGATTGACCTTTCCAGCGCAAACGAAGTCAGCGGGATTCTGAACGCTTTGGATTTCCCTGCGCTGACTGGTGACATCACGACCAGCTCGGGCGCATTGGCAACGACGATGAAAGCCACCGGCACGGCTGGCACCTACCGGAGCGTGACTTTTGACGCGCAGGGCCGGGAGACAAGCGGGAGCAATCCGACAACGTTCAGCGGCTACGGAATCAGTGACACGAGCGCGAATCTTGCGGCGGCGCTGAGCGATGAAACTGGAGCTGGTCTTTCGGTGTTCAACACGAACGCGGTGCTCGTCACGCCGAGCATCTCAGGCCCGACCACGAGCGGCAACTGGACCAATACGGCGACGGCTATCGGCACGTTCACGAACACGGGTCCGGCGGGATTCTCAACCAATGTCACCGTCGGTGGGCAGTTGTATATTCCCATCGGAGCCAACCCTGCTCCTGGACTAGCATTCGCGGGCGCGACCAATTACGGGTTCGTGTTTGCCTCACCCCTAATAAATGTCGTTTTCGCCGGCGCGGTTGGCGTGCAACTGGGTTCGTCGTCAGTCCGTATCAATAACAGCGCGGGAGAATTGGACATCGGCGGTGACACGTCAATTGGCCGAATTTCGAGCGGTGTTTGGCAGCTAGGCCCAAGCACGTTCACTAGACTTGACCTTGGCGGAACTACAGCAGCGTTTCCGGCTTTTACTCGGAGCGGGGCCGGATTGGTTCTCACCGGCGCTGACGGAGTAGCATCCACGACGAACAACCTGATTGTTCCCGGAACGCTCTCCGTCACGAACGGCGTTTCATCCGCGGACACGACGGCTGCCGTCAGTATCGCTTCGACGGGCTGGACGAACACGTTTGGACGCAATGCGGTGGTTTACTATGACGGCACAGCGATCACTGCGACCGTTTACAACGGGGCTGGCACTGCTATTTACACCAACTCCGTTGCCCTCTCAGGCGGCAGCATTCTGTTGCAGACTTCCGGCAAAGTCACCCTGAGCGGAACGAGTGTGACCGGTCGGGCGACGGTGTTTTGAATATGAACACACTCCGAATCATTATCTCGCTCGTCACCCTGTAGGAACCAATCAAAGTTTTATGACATTACCAGCGATTCTTCAGGCTCTCACCCAAGAGCCATTGCTACTCACCCCCGCCGCGCAGGCAAGCTACCTGAAAATGTTCGAGGACCACGCCGCGCAGTCGCGCGAAGATTTCCGCGCGGAGCGCCCCGCAAAAGATTTCTGCGGCGCGGACCTGCCGCAAGCGGAGCTGGTGAACGGCATCTACATAATTCCAGTCGGCGGACCCATCGGCAGCGGGCTCGGTAGATTCGAGAAGGAAGCTGGCGCGGTCGATTGCTCGGACCTGTGCGAGGAGATCGGGGAGATTGACGACGAGCCCATGTGCATCGGCGGAATCCTGCACGTCGATTCACCGGGCGGAATGGTTTTGGGGATCAAGGGTGTTGCCGACAAAATTGAAGCCTGCGACAAGCCGATCTATGCGTTCACCTCCGGCCAGATGTGCAGCGCGGCCTACTGGATTTCATGCGCCTGCGACAAAGTGTTCGCGACTGAGGACGCGGACGTGGGGAGCATCGGCGCTTACTGCTACCTTCTGGACCGCGCCAAGCAATACGCGGACGCGGGCGTGAAGCCCGTGCTCGTGACAAGCGGCGCCTTCAAGGGGATGGGCGCTCCTGGCGTGTCGCTCACAAAGGGCCAGCTCGCGTTCCTTCAGGAGCGAATCGACGCGATAGCGGAGAAATTCTACACGCACGTCGAGGCGATGCGCGGGAAAGAAAACGTCTCGCGCGAGGACATGCAGGGGCAGGTTTATGCCGGCGACAGGGCCATGAGCGTCGGGTGGGTTAACGACATGGCCGCGGACGTCGGCGAGGTGGCGGACAGGCTACTAAAGGACTCGCGGCAGTCCCGGTGAGGGCTGGACAAACCTGAAAGTCCGCGCAGCCGCTTCGCAGGCCGGGTTGTCGTTGCAATAGCGCACGTTCTCGCCAACGGTCCCGCGCGGCAGTCCGGCCTCATCGGAAACATCCCGCTGGTGGACGCTGATCTTCGCGTCCGGTCTCACCCGCCCGCAAATGTGGCAGGCCCAAATTAGGGAGTTCATGGCCCGCAACCTTGCCCCCCTGTTGACCGCCCCGCAACTGCGTAATGGAAATTCCTGAATTCATCAAACGCATGGTCGGGCACGCGGACAAAGTGGAGACCAGTCTTGTCACCGCCGCGCTTCTCGCGACAGCCAACGCACGAATCACGTCCCTCGAATCCGAGATCGTGACCCTCAAGGCCGCCGCTTCCGATGTTGCCGCGACCGTCACCGCGTTGACGGGCGAAAAGGCGACTCTCACGACAACCGTCGCGACGCACGCCGCGACGATCACCACTCTCACAGCCGAGCTTGCGACCTCAAAAGGAACCGCCAACGCGGTCATTGCCGCGCAGGGCATCGACGCCGCAGCGCTCCCCGCCGCCGGTGTCGGATCCGCCGCCGCCGCGCCCAAGGAAACCGCCTGGGAAAAATACCAGCGCCTCGCCGTGGCCAACTCGCGCGAAGCCGGAGCGTTCTGGGCCACCAACGCCGATGAAATCCTGCGGACCAGGCCGGCCGCCGCGAAGTAACCAAAATTTAAGTCACCTAAAACCAAATCCCCATGCCCAACACACTCGGCACATTAGCCACCGCGACGATCGTGCAGGAAGCCCTCGCGCTTGTCTTCACACAACGCCCTATCCTCAACAACATTTCAATGGGGTTCACCGACCGCAACGGCTCGCCGATCGCGAACTTCAACCAGCCCGTCATCACGCGCGTTCTCGCCGTGCCCACGGTGCAGGATTTTGGCGGTGCGATTTCCACGCGCAACGACGCGGACGTGAGCGTGACGCTGGATCAGTTCAAGGAGGTCGGCTACAACTACACCGTCCAGGAATACTCCGGCACCAACCGGGATTTGATCCGCGAGGCCGCGCTGCCCCTGGCAACCGCGCTGGCCAACAAAATGGTGGATGCCATCGCCGCCATCTGGACCATCGCAAACTTTCCCACGCGCGCGGGCGCTGATGCAGTCGCCAACGGGAGCACGATCACCAAGACCGTCAAGGGAGCGGGCTGGGATTACACCCATTTGACGGACGTTCGCAAGACGCTCAATCAGTCCGGCGTGCCCGAGGCGGGCCGGTTCTATGTCGGCAACTCGAATGTCTATGCCTCGATGCTCACTGACTTGCGCATCGTCGGATACCTGAACAACCAGAACAACGCGGCTGCGATCACAAGCGGCAAGTTGCCCGACGTGGCCGGCCTGGCGCTCGGCGAATACGCCGCGCTGCCTGCGACTGGAAATCTTTGCGCGTTCGCGGGCACCAAGGACTCGACGGTGTTTGCCGCGCGGGTTCCCACCGATCCCCGCGATCTACTGCCCGGCCTGCCGATTCCGGGAAACATGGGCATTGTGACCGAGCCCCGCACGGGACTCAGCGTGATGGTCCTCGAATACATTGCGATGGCGACGCTCACCGTCACGACCAAATTGATTTGGATGTATGGCACGGCCGTCGGTAACGCGAACAACGGGCAGTTGATCGTCACGGCGTAATCGCTTGAGCGACCACTACGAATCATGGCCAGCATTCAAGACCTTTTCATCACCGCAGCCGTCCTCGCGGATGGCGCGGTGAAAATTCTTTACGCTGGCCTCGATGCAACCAAGGCCCAGGCGGTTTATGCCGCTGCCGGCGTCGAGTGCGCCGAAGTGGGCGTGATCTCGCACCCTCAAGTTGTTTTCCCTCGCCGGCCGGCGGAGGAAGCAAGGCTGGAGAAGGAAGCGGCGGAAGCTGCCGCAAGGCGCGAATCAGCGGAGGCCGACAGACTCAAGGCGCTGGCGACCGCTAAAGAAGCCGAATCGACAAGGCTCGCGGTGGAAGCCAAGGCGATCCGCAAGGGAATCGTCGTGGAGTCAATCGCCGCCGAGAAGCGCGAAAAGAGCGTTGAAACCGAAGCGAAGTAAGATACAACTTTCCAACATGAACAAAATCCTCTCTGTCATCGCGCTCGCTGGACTGCTGCTAACCGCAAGCGCCCGTGCGCAGACTTACGGCACGATTGCGCTTACCACCGCCCCAGCCTCGGTCATCCTCAACACGTCGAGCAATTTCAGTTCGATCATTGATTGCCGGGCGAACCGCAACGTCACGTTCGACATCGCCGGGAGGTGCCTCACCGCGACGAATACGACCTACATCCTGACGGTCGTTCGCTCCCTGGACGCCGCGGTATTCGAAACGGCCTCGCTTTCGCCATACATTTTCACGCTCACGATTCCAACCAACGGCACGACCTACCACCTGATCACGAACGTGGACGTCGGGGCCTGCGGCTACCTGATTCCCACCAACAGCGCGGCGGGGGCCGGCACGGTCACTAACGTGACAGTCACGGTGGCCCTCAAACCGGGCAACTAACAATTTGTTTCCAGAGTTCAAGATCGGCGCTCCCACAAAGGGCGCCGTTTTTGTTTTGCAAAGGGCGAGTTGGATTCCATAGTCGGCGAGCGCTGCTAGACGCAACTTGGTTCGAGGTTGATGAGTCCGGGAGCCCATCGCGCTCGCTCCGCGTGGGCTCCCGGTTTTTTTGGTTGCTTTCGCGGGCGGTAGGGGTAGGAGTTTTTCCGCAACGAAACCACAACCCACAACCACAAAACAAACCATGCCAACCACCTACCGGCGCTGCGACGAAACCGTGATTCAACTCTCCGCAGAAATCCTCTGCAAATACGAGTCGCACAAACCCCTGCTCGATGCCCGTGTGGCGATTGATTATTTGTTCGCGCTCCCGGACCTGGACGAAGACGGCCAGCCGATGAACGACGCGCTGAAAAAGAACGGCGTGAAGGCGCTCGGACTCACGCGCAAGCTCGGGCTAAAAGACCGCGCGTGCGGACGTGGCGACGCGTATATCCTGCTGGATCACTGGTGGTGGACGCAGACGGCATCAGAGGAAATGCAAAGGGCGCTGTTGGATCACGAACTCCACCACGTCGCCGTCGTGACGCAGAAGGAAACCGGCGTTGCTCGGCGCGAGGAAGACGGGCGGCCGAAGATTCGGTTGCGCAAGCATGATTTTGAGTTTGGATTTTTCACCGTCATCGCGGCCCGGCACGGCGAGCACAGCCTGGAACGGATGCAGGCGCGGGAGATCGTGGAGCGGGCGGGGCAGTTTTATTTCCCGGAGTTTGTGAAGTGAGCCGCCCAATTTATTGGCGGGGGTGACAAGAACGCGCTGACAGGCGCGCCCTTGTTGTTATGGCTGTACCATCAGATTTAGGCGACGTCGTCGCGATCCATCTCGAATCGCTCGCCTTGAGCGAATTGAGCATGAGGACTTCGATCGACTGGGCCGGCGCGAATTATCCCTGCACGGGCGGACCGGAATTCGGCGGCAAACGCATCGGTGAGGGCGGATGGCGGGTTCATGCCAAGCTCAAACTCGTTGTCAGGAACGAGGTTTTTCCAGACGGCGGCGCGATCCCGCAGGAGAAGGAAAACGTCTGGTATCACCGCAACGCATCGGCTGATCCGGTCAAATACAAGATCGACGCGATCGAGCAAAACTTTGGCGCGTGGATGGTGCTCGAACTCGTTGACCCGAGCGAGGGCGGATGAACACCGAGAGCGTTGCTTGCAGGCGGGTGAAGTTCGCCGCGGAGGACGAGGGCATGAAAGGACCGGGAGACTTTTGCTTCGACCACGACTTCACGCACATTTACGTCTGGCTGCCGGGCGTCAGCGGGCCGGATGCGATTCAGATTCAGCGTGGCAAACCGGGCGGGCATCGCGTGTGGGGCTGGGACGGCAACGAAGACAAGCCGACGCTGACACCGAGCATCAACGCAACTGGCCAGTGGCACGGCTGGATGCGCGCCGGAAGGCTGGAGTCGTGCTGATGCAAATTTGCAAATTGTTCGCCGTGATATTTGCAACGGCGGCCCTCTCCGGCTGCGCGCACTTTTCCAGCGTGCAGACCGACACGCTCGCAGACGGCACGGTTCGACAGACGCGCGTCAGGGTCGTAACGGTCTTCGACGCGCACAACGATTTGGCCAAACTCCGCGCATCCACGACGGACAAAACACAGGGCGTGTCATTGGCCGGCCTCGACCAGAATTCGTCGAGCACCAACGCGGTGGAAGTCCTGCGGCTGATTGCGCAAATTGTCGGGACGGTGGCGAAGTGAGTGAGTCAGGCTATTTCGACAGTTCCAAGTTCGAGGCTGTATTGGCGCAATACATCGCCCAGACGGGGAAGGACGTGGTGGAAGTCCTGAACCAAAAGGCTTTCTTCGTCGCCCGCCGCGCCCTCTGGAACACAAAGAAAGCGGATGCGCAGTCGATCCGCGATTCCCTCGGCGTGGTGATGACCGCCCGCACGACGCGCACCGGGCGCATGGCATTCAGCGGCTACGAGGAGTTGAACACGGTGGCGCGGGGGATTCTGGCGGCGCGCTATCGCAAGACCGGCGGGCCCTGGCCCAAGGGTGAGGCGGAGTGGGTGGCCGCCGTGCGCGCCCTGGTCGCCTCGCGTTTGCGCTCGGTCGCGTTCCTCAAGTCAGGTTGGATTCCGGCGATCCGCATTTTGGAGACGTTCGCGAAGAACAAGAGCGGGGCCGCGCCGCTGGACCGCTCCGCGCGCATTTATGGGCAGGAAAAGGGCCGGGCGTCTCCGGCGGTCGAGGGGAGCGTGAGCTTTGCGACGATTGAGAACAGCGCGGGCACGCAGATGGACCAGGGGGCGAACCAGGCGCTGCTCAAGTTCGGAGGGGCGGGGTTGGATCAAGCGTTCGATCAGGAGGCGGCGGACACTATCGAATTCATTGGAAAGAAATTGCAGGAGAGGGCGGACAAGGCGAATCGGGAACTCTGAAGCTTAGGCCGCGCCAGATCGTTGACCATGCCCGCGTGGCATGGCTCACAACATCCTCGCGAAGGCAGACCGCGCACTTGCCGCTTATCTGATTTCAGTTGGTGCAGGGACGTCCGCGGACGTCCTGCCGGCCAAGCTCTCGCTGAATAAGCCCCTGCCGAATACCACCTGCAACTCGAAGCGGTGGACCCCGGTGGTCGCCAATAGCGGGGTTTACACGGTCATGGCCGAAATCCACGTGCGCACAGACCCAAGCGCGGACTCAGGCGAGAGCGCGGAGGAAAAGCTGGCCGCGAGTGACGAGCGCGTGTCTGCGACCTGGGATGCGTTCTTTGCGGTGGG